CACCTATAACATTTGAATCTCTTTTTTCTCCTCCCTCTCCTCCACTTTCCTGTCCTTGACCCACCCCCTTAGTACGGGTTGGAATAATATCCCCATGAACTTGAGCAGAAAACTTTCTATTAGCCAGCACCACTAAAAGAAGTGCTTTAGGTCCGTTATCTTCTGCCACTACCTTTTCTACAAAAGCTTTAGCATCTTCTCTACTTAACTTCCCATCAGACTGTTGAACTAATCTATCAATAATAAAATTAGTAGCTTCTCTATCAAACCTCTCTTCTTCTGAAGTTAAAAGTAAACTATCGTCTGCTAACAGTCCAGTCTGTAATGATTCTAACACCTCTTTAAAACTAGCTCCAACCTTTCTTCCACAAGATTTCTTAGCCCCTTCCTTCTTATTTTTCTTATCTTTTTTACACTGCTCCCAGTCTTCTCGCAATTTAATAGCACTAAAAACCTCCGTACTAAAAGCTTTAGCACATTCCACCATCTTTTGTCGGCTCTTCTGACCTAAGCACCTCTCTAACATAGGGGCTAAGTTGTCTGCATCCTCAATAGCTACCCCTCTAATAGCATCCTTCCTTCCTTGACTCATCGGTTTCTTTGGTATGCTTTTAGCAACACTAGCTTTACCATTTTGTTCTCTATCTTTTCTTTGTACCTCTTCTAGTTGGGGAGCGAACTCTGCTAAAGCTTTAGCGGTAGGAGTATCCCCACCACAAAGAGCTATATTTATATCATCAAAATAAAGACACCCATCTTCATCTTTAGTTATTTTATACTTCACAATTAAGTCATTAATTTGTTGAGAGAACCCCATCTTCTCTGCCATGCCTGGGTTGTTAGCTATGTCATCCCCTAATCTTAAAAGATCGTTCACACCATTAAAGGTTTCTACAATAGTTTCCTCATCAATACCAGTCAGCATACCTGTGTTAGCAGCAGCTTGTTTTAATCTTTCTGTTTCTTCTAACCACTTCTCTTCCTCCTCCTCTTCCTCCTCTTCCTCCTCCTCATCTTCTATCTCTGGATCATCACTCTGAGGTTCATCCTCTGCTACATTAGAACGAACTTTACTTAAAGTATCTCCTAATGAGTCTGCTGCTTTTTCTGCGGGGCTTTCGTCTGGTACAAGCTCCTCCCCCTGAGCCTCTCCTCCCTCCTCCTCTTCTTCTCCCGCACCTTGCTGCCCTGCTTGTGGCGCACCGCCACCAAACCACTGCTCCAACTCCTTCATAGTGTCCTGACCTGCTTTTGTGCGAGCCCCTACTAATTTCCCAGACTTAGCATCTGCAAGAATCCTACCAAAGCCTTTCCCAAAATTTACTTTAATAAAGCTGTTATCTGTAACCTCTGCTGTAGCAGATTTCTTAGGATCGTGAGGATGTGCAAACTTTTTTGTTGATCCAGGAGCTTGTCCTACCATAGCTTTAATCAGAGAGTCAGCATCTGCAACCCTCTCTCCCTGTTCCTCGTCCTCCCGAAGAGATAATTTAAACTTTCTGCGCTTTAGGAGTTCGTAACTTTCTAACAATGAATAGTAGTAGTCCATAGTTTATTATAGGAGAAAAGCCCAACCCAGAAGATAACTCTAGGCTGGGCTTTTGTTATTTATTTATTAAAACTGTTTAATTTTAGATATTAGCGTTCATAGGAGAGGGGAAGGTATTCATTTGAGTCCTATCTGTCTGCTCCATGAAATCATATCTAAATACCACTTCAATGGTGTGAAACTCGTTAGTACTATAATTAAACTCAGCAGTCTTCCAAGAAATAGGCATCACTCCGTAGAGTCTAGTTTGAGAATGAGGTTGGCCCTGTGCATTTAGCTGCATAATGGTACATACATTTGCTTTAAAGGAGGAACCACCCTTCGTACTTGGATCAAATTCCGCGTTTTTCCCTAAAAATCTACCAGTCAAAGGGTTGTAGATACGAGAGTACCAACGCCAAAGGGATGCCGCTACTTGAGGTTGATAAAGGTTATCAAAAGTAGCCGTAAGCTCTTCTGTCTGACCCTTCCCAGGGTAGAAAACTTTATCATTAACACGATGCACTTCAATAGGTTCAAAAGTAAATCCAACTGCTGTTAATTGCTTACAAGCCAACACTAGCTCCCTTTCTATAGGCGTATCTTGACCAGGAACTCCCTGAAAATGCATTTCCCATTGGTAAGTCCGTACAGAGTCTAACCCCTGCGAAATCACAGGAAGACCGTTGCCTAATTGATCTCTGTTTCCTGCTGCATCGTCTTCATTTACATAATAATTATTAACTGGCATTTATAATCTCCTTAAAATTGTGCAGATTGATTGGTAAGGTTCAATTCAAAGATAACCATCTCTGCGGTCTTGGTGGGTTTAATCAGTACCTTGCACCACATTTCATTTCTATCAACCCGCACTGGAGTATTTACTGATGCATCACAAATTACCTTATACTGAGTGATGCCTCTTCTATTTGTTATATCACTTAACAAAGGGTTAATTAAATCTTCAACTCTCGCCCAAGTAAATCTATCGTTAGGCTCAAAGACAAGTCTTTGAGTAGAAGCAAGAATAACCTTCTTAATGTAAATCATTAAGCGTCTAACATTAATTCTATCTAACGCAGTAGGCTGTCTTTGAGAAGTTCTTTGTCCAAAGATAGCGATACCATTTTGAGGAAAGTTAACCACTGGATTAATACAGTTACCACCAGAGTACATAGAATCTCTATCTCCTTGGTTGAGGATCACTTCCACATCCGTAGGCTTAGTTAAACGACCTCTAACGAAGCCAGCAGGAGCCCACCAAGGGTCTGCAACCTCATCAGTGTAGGTCATCTGTCTTGCTGCAAAGATCTCTGGAGCAAGCCAACGGTTTTTACCATCAGCTACAGAAAAGACTTGGAGCCAAGGCCAGTAAATGGCTGCATAAGAACTATTAATCGCTGAATCCCTCGTAGTAGAGAAACCATTAGTCCAATCAATTGCATCCCCAGGTCTGCCAACAGCGTAAGGAGGAGAGAGCAGGGCTAAGAAATTGCTAGTAGCTTCGGCTTTAGTAATCAAAGCATTTTGAACAGTTTGAAGATCTCCTACCCCAGTGCCTGGAGCAAGAGCTAGAGAAATGTTAAGAACATCATCATCTAATGCTTCAATACCTGTCTTACCGCCATCACTTTCCACCGCACCTATAACAGCCGTAGCCACACCATTATCCGTAGCAGGGATTCCATTAGAACCTCCAGCTAAATTATAAGTACCTTGAACTAATTTAGCAAAGCGTGGGTTAGAATCAACAGTAGCAACTCCTCCTTGACTACCCCCTAAAGTACCTAAGGCTCCTAAATCTTTTAAGGGCTTTTCAAAAGAGGTAAGAGCGGTTACATCAACCACAGTACCCTCATCTTTGTCCATAGCAGCAGTAACATAATCAGAGGTTCTTCCATCATAAGTGGTTCCAATACTATCCTCTAAGAAAGCAGAAGATAACATCCCAGCCTTAAAGTTTTCAACCGCAGTTCCTAAGTTATTTACTTGATCCACATTAGTAGTAGCCCCATTTACTTGCACTTCAAAAGACATCCCACTGGTTCCCCCACCAGTTTCTGTTCCAGCATTGTACCCCGCTCCAGGCCAAAGACTTTGAACAAGATAAGCAGCATCCGTAGTTGTAATACTCAGTCCAGAAGCAGTAACAGAGGCTATAGGATCACCCGCCCAATTCCCTTGGTGATCAACAACTTGGAAAATAGCCCCTGCAACATAAACTCCAGCATCATTTTTAATTCCCGCACTTAATTCCAAACTGCATAGTCCACCAGCAGCAGGATTAACAATGAAAGTAGAAGCATCAACAGAACTAGAATCCGAAAAGACCCCAATCCTATCTGCATCCATAGAACCACCTAAGACTTTACTTAATCCTTTCATAGTAGTACCACCATTAGAGGCAGATACACTAAGAGTACCTACAGGAATATCATAAGTTTTAGAACTGATAGTAGCGGCTCTCAACTCATCATAACAAGTAGCAATAATTCTAACATCAGAAGTACCCAAATCTGCCCCACCAATAACCTCCATACCCGTATCAGCGGGATCAACTTTAATAGGATTGGCCTCAGTACCGCTTACTGTAACCGCAGGACATCCCCCTAAGGTAACAGCAGCAGACGCTTCAGTAGCAGTAGCATCAGCAACACGAATGAATCTCATAGAGGTGGTAGTCTCTAAGATTTCTTGCGCCCCTTCAATAGCTTGACCTTTAATATCTTCTGAGGGCTTTCCAAAAATATCAATTAACTGTTGTATACTAGTAATTAAAGTAGCCTTCTGCCCACTCTGACCAGCGATAGGCCCTCTTCCTGCAAAACCAACAATCCCTACTACTGAGGAATTAATTGAAGCAGGATAATCAGAAATATCCTTCTCTATAACATAGACACCTGGGCTAACAAAATTTGCCATTTATATTCTCCTATTAAGCGTTTCTTATTGCGATGAGTTTTCGTTGTTCAAATCTCAGCACATGATCAGTAATGTAAGAAGCAGGAACCTTAATAACCTGTTTAGGCATAAGGTAATAACTCTTTACTCCTTGGGGAGTCCTAAAAGGGAGACTCCAACTTTGTAGACTAGTATTCGTAATTTGTTTCATAACTAAGCTCCAATATATTTAGGATTCTTCTAACCCTTTTTGTACAATAATTTTTAATATAATGTAGTTTCTGAATTAAATTCCTCAATTTCTCCCGTTGAGGTAATTAAAAATTTTGGATTAGGGATATAAGCTTCTAACTTTACCTTAAAAGTTCTCCTGATTATCCTATCCTGTCTGTCGCTAGACTCTACGGTAGAATTATCCGATTCCATATCTAAAAAAGCATGAGCCACATTACTGTATTTGGTATCTACTATCAGATGAGGGTTAAACATCAAACGGATTTGCTCCACAATTTGATCTAAGTTATTCTTGTATTTAGCCCAGATATTAATACCATATTCCACAGTAATAGCCCTGGGTGCTAAGGAGACAACCCTAAAAGCTCTTTGTTTTTTATCACTCCACCAACTATTAGTAATTAAAGAGGTTTCGGGTCTTCTTCTTTTTTCATCATTATCAGAGGTGTTCTGATTAATACTAACGATTGGTAGAATGATATTATTTTCTTGTTTTAATTTAGCTATAGTGCGTTCTGGATTTGCATGAACACACTTAATAGGAATAACCTCATCCTCAGAGTTTATATAAACTAAGTCCCCTAGCCTTGAAATCATAAATCTTAAAGATTCTCTATAAAAAAATGGAATTTTTTGAGGATCCCGAGATCTTAATGCGATCTGATTTTTTGCCCAGGTATAGGGCTCTGCATAAGTGCTAGAAGTAGTTGGTATATCCCCCGTTGAGAAAGACTCCAGCATATTTACTCTATAAGCCATCATACTCCTCCTCAATAGTAGCGGTCGGTCCAGGTATACTCATCTTATCAGACACCTCCGTTAAGGGAGTATCCTGAACATCCGAAGAATCACGCAGCAGTTTAGCAGAACAAACTAAATGATAAACCCCATAAATCTCAAAGCTATCTTCCTGCACTTCAAAAATCTCATACTTTTGGTCCTGAAATCTAGGTTTAATAACATCCCCAGGAATTATTTCTCCCCGTAATCGTTGTTCAATATAACTCTTATTAAAAATAAAGATCTGATCATTAGTAAGTTCAATTCCAAACTGACTCAAATTCTCTTCTAAAACTTTAGGCTCATAATGCCCATATACAACAATAGGTTCTGTAGCAATAGGCTTATTTCTAGCTTCCATATACACCTTATCAAATTGAGCATCTCCCTGAAGATACTTGTAATATAATAATTCAGATCCTGAGATCTTAATCATCTCATCATCTATTAAATTAAAGAGATTTATGTCTGGGTTGGTAGGATCAAAAAAGTTTAGTTCTCCCCCTGGCTCCTCTAAAATAGGAAGAGGGGGTGGAGAAGCTTTAACTGTGTAGTTGCGATTAGACATTAGTAAGTAGAGAATCTAGCTGGTTCTTCAAATTCATCCAACAGTCTTTTGATAAGTTTTTCCTTCTCTTCTTGGCTCTCTTTAATTAAAAGATCTCCATTAAGTTTAGCCCCTCCTCCAGGAGAGGGGACTGTCTGATACTTCCCTCTAATCTGTCCTAATACTCCTTTAGCACATGCGGTAGCGTACTGTTGGATCCAGTTTCTGTAAGCTGGGTGAATGGTATCGGAATTTAAAGCTCTGTAAATAACGATAACAGGTTGGGGGGTCATCACAGGCTTAGGTTCAAGCTGTAAGTAACGATTATCTAAGACCGTAAAGCTACCTTCTTGTCCTAAAACCTTTCTCATCATCTCTAAATTTTGTTGAAGTAGATAGAAATCCCCTACTCCAAAGTTTTGAAAGAGATAGTTGTCTTGGAAGTATTTAATGAAAAAGTCAAATTCTAAAGTACCTCCTTGGCTTTGAATACTAAGGAGGGTCTTCTTGTATACCACATACTCTAAATTATTTAAAATATAACTAGGTAACTTATACAAAGTAATCCCTGCGGAGGCATCAAAAACTACGAATTGCGTAGAGAATAGGGGAGCATGATTATACATGGTTCCTACAGCCTCATCTATACAAGTCTTTACTTGAAAGGGAGTAAGCTCCACTCTCACTACGGGATGCCCCAGCCTAGCAAAGATAAAATCTTTTAAAGTTTCTTCAAAATGAGTCCACTCTACTCCATCAGCAAAGGTAGTAGCATTAAGCTTCTCATAATTGATTTCATTTTCACCTAAATGACCATCTGCCTTTCCTGCTAATACGCTATCACCAGCGTATTTACTAAAACTATTCCCCCAACTTGCTAGTTTCGGAGTCGCTACCATCAGTTACTACCTTTTTTGTAGAAGTACGCTTTTTATATGAGCGTTTAATCGGAGGTGGAGAGTTTTGAACTGTGGTTTTTTTTGGCTTCTCTTGTAATACAAAATCAGAAGAAGGTGCCTCTGGTAAATCAAGAAGCTGACCTGGAGTAATTTCTACCAAATCACCTCTCAAAACCAACACCGTAGTAACAGACCCTTTATAAAGATACTTCATAAAAACTACCTCTTCTTTTTCTTGGTACTTTTCTTGGTACTTTTCTTGGTACTTTTCGTAGGGGAAAAAATTGATTTCTTAACGGGCTTCTCAATTTTAGGCTCTGTGTAAGGGAATAACATTTTTACCTTATCATTGGGGATAAAGGGGATATCAACAATATCCCCATTATTAATAACCACAAGTTTACCGTCAATCTTCATTTCTAATATTTCATTAGCTATATATATACATTTCATAGGAGATACCTCTACAATATATAGGTATAAAAGAAGAGCCAGGAAGATTATTTCCTGGCTCTTCTTGTTTTCTACCTAGTTACTCTCAGCCAACTAAGTTACCAGTGGCACCACCGCTCGTACTTTGAGCAGTCTTGATCCCAGGCTGGTACATGAAGTTGTTGGAGAGACCAACTAACCTAATGATCCGATAGAATCTACCAGCAGGAGCAACAGCAGCCTTACCGTAACGGGTAAGGATACCTTTCCTGGGCTGGAAGGTCGAAGGATCAGTAATGGTCGGCAGTTGCTGAAGCGGGATGTAGGGGCAGTAAACGTAACCTGCATCCATCGGGCCAGCACCCTTGTAACCAATCATGATCTCGTCCTCAGGGTACATAGGATCAATATAAAGATCATACTTACCAGCGAACTTACCACGGTACTCAATAGAGTTCGCAGTGATGTTCGTAGGACGATCAGAAGGAGCCATACCACCTTCTAACTTGGCAGCAGACTCAAGCATCGAAGCGATAATAGGCGAGGTAACAAGCCAAGTACCAGGACCACGGAAAGTGGTGCGGTAGATATCGTTCGAAGCGAAGTTAATTGCTGCAAGAAGGTTAGCGTAGACCTGACCAACGTGCTGAGGAGCAAACGGGTTCGAAGATCTAATGAACTGGCCCGAAAGATCGACAAGGTAAACATTGCTGTTCGTGCCCGAAGGGTTGAAAGCGTTGTTATTGGCAAAATCGTACAGGTACTCCGTAGGAGTAAAGCCCTCAGTGTTGCTACCAGCCGTACCACCACCAGGAACGGTAGGAGTATGAAGAGTACCAGTTTGACCGAAGTTATTGGAGTTTGCGTTATCCAATGCAGTACGGTTCCAACCAGTCAGACCAGACGGATCATAAGCGATCATGCGAAGGTCTTCCACAAGCTCTCTGTCGATTTCCAAGGTAAGCTCCTTAGAAAGCAGATCAGTAAGCTCACTCTCAAGATTAAGGTTGTGATAAGCCCGAAGGTCTTGTGCAGCCTCAAGAGTCCAAAGGGCTCTCATCTTGCGAGTACGGGCAACAACAGGTTGTTGCTCAATGTGCATGTTAATCTCAGGGATTTCATCATCCTTGAGAGCTTCACCAGCGGAGACACTATAACCAAGAATGGTTGAAGCATCAGGCCAAGCAGCGATCTGACCACCCATCGTCGTAGATGGGGCACCAGTTGTATCACTCATGATAGAACTGAAAAAATTAGTTGCAGTACCATCAACATTACCCTCAGGAGTACCATCAGCAGCACGGAAGTTAGCACTTGCCGTATTTCCACCATAAGTAAGACGATACTTACTATAAACCGTTTCGGTTCTATCCCAGGCACCAGCAACTCGGTCATTACCGAGATAGAAGATCTGAGAAACAGGGCCACCCATAGGCTGGACCCCTACAATACTATTTGCGATAAGCTGGGGATAAACCCGACGAACGAGAGGGAAAGCAAATTTCTGAAAAGTACCGAGCTTACCAACCGTAGTCGGAGCATCAGCCTCGTCAACTCTATCTTGCTTCTCAGCAAGGATAGCTTTGGCTTGGTTTTCTAAAAGTTGAGCAGTTACCTTCTTGGTATACTCATTACTAATCCCCTCAAGAACGGGTTCCCACTTATTAACAACATCTGAATTATCTTGTAACATTTAGAAATTTCCTTACTTAAGAATTAGGGTTAGAGGGCATGAACTTCATGACCTCGGGGGTTAAGAAATCATTATTCATAATGCTATGAGATTTCTCAGGTTTTTTGTCAACATTCTCTGTAATGATGACTGCTTTTTCAGAAGATTTAAAAGGCTGCTCGCTAGATTCCTCTAAGACATCGACTGCCTCTAACAAAGTAACCTTATCTTCTTCAAGCTTGGTAACTTTTACAGCAAGAGCTTTAAGTTGGGCATGGGCTTTTTCCGTTTCTTCAAATGATTTTTTGAGTTCATCGGTAAGAACTTCCACTTCCACTTCATACTCCTTCTGCTCTTGAACGAGTTCAGAAATAGCACTTTCTTCATCGTCCTTACTCAACTCTAAAGCCATAACAGTTTTAACGGATTCAAAAAGTTCAGCATTTCTAATGAAACTTTCATCTTCACGCAACTCTTTCATGGCTTGCTCTTTTAACTCATCCACACGCAGACGCATAAACCCTTTGATTTTTGCTTCTAGTTCGTGAGTTTTTTCTTCTACTTGTTCTGTAATAACAGTATTAACCAGATTAGCAATCTCAGAAACCGCAGCTTCCGAAAGAGACTCAGGTAACAATTCTGCAATAGGAAGAACTTGTTCTTTTTTTGATTTCATAGTATAAACTCCAGTCGTTATAAGTATCTATAATACTTGTGATTAATTTTTAAAAAAATTTTATTTTTTGTTTAGTTCATTACGAAGCATTGTAATAAAAACTTTTTCAGACAATGCTTTACTGTAAGTGTTGGTGATAGTATCCTCAATAAATTTAGAGGTTTTACTCTCATTTACAAGCCCTGGGAAAGCCCCCTTAGTAGAAGGATCAGCTACTAAATCAAAGGTTACTAACTTAAAATCAGCATTAACCATAGCATGTCCCTTAGGTCCTTCCGTTAAACTACCCATTCCTCTAGAGGAGATACCCAATTTTACCCCCCCTTTAATAAGAGCTTGTGCTACTTGACCACAAGGGGTATTAAGAATCTCAGCCTCGCCTAACATTTCATTACCTCTCATATTAAGTTTAGTAACAAGATGGGAAACATTTTGAAGTTTAACAGCATCATGGCTTGGGTGATCTAATTCCCCCATTAATCTTCTTTCCTGAATAGACTCCTCTAATCTACCTATTTCTCTAACCAAAAGGGTTCGTTCATAAATCCTATTATTATGGTTAGGGGTATTAGCTCTTTGAAATACCCCAGCGATTCTCATAGTTCCTGTAGTTTTAGACTCCTCTAAAACTTGTAAGTTTTCAATAATAAAAGTATCTGTAATAAACATTATTTAACCTTCTTCTTAGAGTTGTCTATCTTATTCTTGGCCCCTGGTCCATATAATTTTTTAAGTCGTCCTGATTTAACTGCACCGTGTTTCACCATAGTACGGGCAGCGTGTGCTTTGACACTGCTAAAATCAGAAGAGGGAGTAGAGCTTCCTGGGGTAAAGCCCTTGGCAATCTTTCCACTGCTTTTTGATCCCCAACCTGCTTTAGAGATTACATATAAACGATCCGAACCATCGGTGCTAAAAATCTCTCCCACTTTTCCACTAGAAAGAGCCTTAGCAATAGTATCATAAATCCTGGCTCTAGATTTGGCTGCCTTAACAGCACCCTTTTTCTTAGCCCCTTCCTTCGAAGTATATTTACTCCTACCTTTTTTAGATCCTTTTCCTTTAGAAGCATCCTCATGCAGAATATCAAAAATAGAAATCATTTACGGGTCTTTTTTTTGCGTATTTTAGTTAATAAATCTTGTAGCTTATCGTCTTCGGGGTCTTCTTCTTTTGGAGCTTTTCCTGGGCCCACACCCATCATACCCACAGTACTCATCTCGTTTAATTGAACTTTAAGATCCTCTAAAAGACCTTTAACCTCTTGTAATAACCCAGTAAGACCCTCATCAACCTTCACCTTCTCTACTATACGAGGTGTATCCACACGGGCTACTTCAACTTCAGCTTTTTCTTGATTCTCTACTAAAGAAGAAACAAAATC